AGAAAAAAGAAAACAAGAAAAGAAAAAAGAACGGTAGTGCCTCTTCGAAAAAAGGAAAAGAAAAAAGTTCCGCCAAAAAAGAAAAGGAAAAGGCATTCAGCATTGATCAGTGGGTCAAGACCATAGACAGTCCTTGGCGAGAACTGATGCTGCTGTGGCTGGAATACAAGCGTGTACGCAAGGAGAGTTACAGGAGCGAGATTGGTGCAAAGAGCTGTCTTACCCGCCTCAAGAAACTCTCCGGAGAGAATCCAGCGATCGCCCAACAGATCATTGAGACAAGCATGGCAAACAACTGGGCTGGGCTCTTCGAACTCAAACAGCCATCTGCAAGCAGACCTCAATATGGCCAGCGAATCGGCCAGATCATTCAGAGCGATGATCAAGCAAGACGACAGAGGATGATGGAGAAACTCCGTAACGCAGGAAACAATAAACCAGATAATAACGACTGATATGGAAACAATGACAATCGAACAACTTATCCAACAGATGGTCAAGGAGAAGCACATCACTCCAAGACAGAAATGGTGCTGGAGATGGGGCAAGACCTCGCAGGAGTGCAAGGCTCTCTTCACTCGGATATTTATGCAGGTGGATGACACCATTGACGACTTTGTATGGCTTCCGGAATACGATCAGATCGTGGATTGGATGACCAACACCAACGACAAGGGACTGATGCTGATGGGCGATTGTGGTCGTGGGAAAAGTCTGATTCTGAATTATGTCCTTCCTGTGCTCTTCCGGCTGCATGAACGCAATGTCAGACCCGTACATGCACAAGACCTTGGCAGGCTATTTCCGAACAGTCTGTGCAATGAGACCTATCTGGACAGACTTCTCCGGACGAGTTTCCCGATCATTGACGAGGTCGGTGTCGAGCCGATGATGAATGACTATGGAGAAAAGACCGAAGGACTGAACATGATTCTCAATGCTGCAGAGAGATACCACCGTCCGGTATTCATATCCACCAATCTCACCGAACTGCAATTGCTTGACCGCTATGGAGAGAGAACAGTTGACAGACTTGCCCATCTCTGCCGGACAGTTCATTTCAAAGGAGACAGCCTACGCAAATAATCAAAACACATATACCATGATTGAAATCACAATTGTATCGCTCGTTTACAACTATGCTTTGAGCGACTTCCAGACCATTATTCCTCCGACTACCCACGTGCCAAACGGATATGTCGGAGTAGCACCCCAGATCGACAAAAAGGATGCGGAAATCTTCATCAACAAGATGCATCTCAAGTATGTCAAAGGCCGAAAGACAGGTCGCTTCCCGACTCCGGAGATCGTAAAACTCGAACTTGAACTGTTCATGAAGCTCAAGGACTACAAGCAGAAGTTGGTATGAGAGAGTGGAGAGTCGTGTTCGTGCTGACCAATGGAAAGAAGAAGTATGCCACGCACGATGGCGAGATTCTGCTCTTTGAGAAGCCGGATCTGGATGCCTTGTTCACAAACTTCGAGAAGTATGAGAGGTTTGTCTTCACAGAGGATCTGCAAGACTTTGACTTCACAATCGAGGAACTGAAGAAGCGACATCCGTATGAGAGGCGGTTTGTCAGAGTCAAGAATATTGTTCTGGAGGATCCTCTCACTCCTGAGAAAAAGACCACACTGAAATAATGCCTGTAATCAAAAAGACCAGACGGAGACCTTGGATACCGGAAAGAAAGCCTTTCGAGGGATACAGGCATCACAACACACAATTCTATCAGAGCACTCCTTGGAGAAAGCTCCGGAAGATGAAGCTGGATCAAGACCCCATGTGTGAAATATGCCAGCAGCAGGGAAAGCTGACACCTGCACAGATGGTTGACCATATCGTCCCGATCAACAAAGGCGGTGCACCGCTGGATCTGGACAACCTGCAGAGCCTCTGCAATGCATGCCATGCGACCAAGTCAGCAAAGGATAAGTAACAATCAGCAAAGGAGGTATTATGGATTAAAAACGGATGAAGAGAGAAGTGGCTGGAAGAACTATTAATCACCCTTCGTGGAGCTTAATGGTTGCAAGCACATATTCCACATTCATTTTACCCAGCCACTTCTTTTTATCCTCACCTCCACTTCAAGCATCATGAGAACAACATTAAAACTTTCAGAAATAGTCAACGAATGGATCTCAACTCTGGACTGTCTTCCTGCATCAAGGGCGGACTACCGGAGGAAGATCGAGATCTGGCATCGCTGGCTCTCATCACAGGGAGTCGATCCAAGAAGTCCTACCAGAACTCACATCGTTCTGTACAAGCAGCACCTTGCCGAGCAAGGTAAGAGCATCTTCACAGTCAACGGCTATGTGACCGTTGTCAAACTGTTCTACAAATACTGCAGCAGCCAGAGATATTATGACTACATCGGCTCCGGCATAAAGAGCAGCTTCCGGCAGAGGGAGCACTACAAGCATCCTCTCACACGTGAGCAATCGGTGGATCTGGTCGCTGCCATTGACACGACAAACATCATCGGCAAGCGTGACAAACTGATGATCCTGCTGATGCTTGCCAACGGGCTACGCACATGTGAAGTTCAGAGAGCCAACATCGGAGACTTTGATATGGTGGAAGGACGGCCAGTGTTGCATATCCAACGCAAAGGCTGCATTGACAAGCATGACATCGTGGCAGTCTCGGAGGAAGTCATGGAAGCATTCGAAGACTATATATCCTGCCGGACTGACGACTTTGGGATGAGCTCTCCGCTATTCATCAACCATGTGCGTGGAGGAGCTGCCGAGAGAATAAACAAAGGATCAATCTCCACTATCATCAAGAGGAGGCTACGAGACATCGGCATTGATGATCCGAAGATCACTGCTCACTCGCTGCGACACACCTGCGGATCGCTGATGGTCGAGGAAGGAGTCAGCATAGAAACCATACAGGATATGCTGGGACATAACAACCCTTCGACCACCAAGATCTACATAGACATGGCACGTCAGAGACGACTTCTGGAGAATAGTCCGAGCGACATGATTGCCCGAATTATATCGAAAAGAGCAAAAACCGAAACAGACTGACAGTCAGTTAAATGAACATAAAATTAATTGCTCCTTCTGATTTTCCACAAGTGGCAAAGTGTCAAAGAATTGGCTCGGTCGTATGAACTGCAGAAATTCTGCCCGAAAATGCTCGTAACTCTTTGATAAAGGGTCTGCGAATCGGTCGCATGAACTACGGGGATAGGGGGTCGATTTCCTTCGGAGGTTTGCGACTTCAATCGCTGCCCAAAACATTCGCACGTGCGTGCAAAATTGGAGAATTATAATTTTTAGGATATGGCCAAAGGACGAAAGAAACTGCCGGACAATATAAAGGCTCTGCGTGGAACGGATCAGCCATGCAGGATGGAGAATAAGATCGCAACTCTGCCGACTCAGACTCTGATCACACTTCCAAAGTCCGGACTCAAAGGTACTGCAAAGAAGATCTTTGCTATCGTTGCAACTGAACTGATCTATAACAACATCCTCGACCACCTCGGAGTGGATATGGTCATCGCCTACTGCAGGGAGATGGCTTTGTATCATGACATGATGAAGGATCTGGAAAAGGAAGGATACACTGTCAAGGTGGCTACCAAGACAGGATTTATCACACAGGTAAACCCGAAGAGGAAGATTGCAGAGAGTGCTCTGTCGGCAGCCAAGGCACTGGCTGTGGAGTTCGGAATGACTCCGTCCAGCCGTAACCGAGTGGCTGCACTGCTCTCCGGCAATGCACCGAAGGATGATTTTGCAGACTTTGAAGAAGTGGACGTGCAATGACAAAGACCAAGATACATCCTGCAGAACAATATGCCCAGCAGGTACTTGCTGGAGAAGTTATGGTCTGCGAGTTTGTTACTCTCGCTGTTAAGAGGTACTATAATGATCTGGAGAACGCTCTGGACAAAGGATGGTATTTCGACCGCAAGGCTGCTATTCGTGCTATTGGATTCATTGAAAAGCTCAAGCATACAAAGGGTAAATGGGCTGGGCAGAGATTCAAGTTGGAGTCGTGGCAGCAGTTCATCCTATGGAATATCTTTGGATGGATGAAGGCTGACGGCACTCGCAGATTCCGCTATGTGTATGTGGAGATTGCCCGAAAGAACGGCAAGACCGCACTCTCCGCTGGCATCGGGCTGTACATGCTCTTCGCTGATGGCGAGGCAAGACCGGAGGTGTATTCAGCAGCCACAGTCAAGGATCAAGCGAGAATATGCTTCTCTGACGCTGTGGAGATAGTCAAAAAGACCGATCTCAAGAACTATCTGTCGCCATATCGCAACTCCATCGTATATGAACTCAAGGGTGGCACTATGAAACCTCTGTCATCTGACTACGGCACACATGACGGTCTCAACCCTTCCTGCGGAATCATTGACGAGTTCCATGCACACAAGGACTCCGGAATGTTCGATGTCATCAAGTCGGCATTCGGTGCAAGAAGGCAGCCTCTGATGTTCATCATCACTACTGCCGGATTCAACAAGAACGGAGCATGCTATGCATATCGCAGCAATGTCATAAAGATACTGAAGGGCATCAACGAGGATGATTCTCTGTTCGGAATCATCTACACTCTTGACAGCAAGGAGGAATGGGACAACCCGAAGATGTGGATCAAATCCAACCCCAATCTGGGTGTTTCCGTCTTTCCGGAATACCTCGCGGATCAGGTCAACGATGCCAAGAACAGACCGGAGGCTGTCCGCAATGTCATGACCAAGAATGTAAACCTTTGGGTGGATGCGGAGAAGACATGGATTCTGGACGATATGTGGCAGAAATGCATCGGCACTACGGACATAAAATCCCTGCGTGGATGCAAATGCTGGGGAGGTCTCGACCTCTCGAATGTCTCGGATATCACAGCCTTTGTGCTGCTGTTCCATGAAAATGAGAAGTTCCAGTTGCTGCCGTTCTTCTGGATTCCGGAGGATAAGATGCTGGAGAAAATCCGCAAGGAGAATATCAACTATGACAAGTGGTCATCTTTAGGCTTTGTCAAAGTTACTGCTGGCAATGTCCTCGATTATGATTTCGTCAAGGCAGACATCCTGCAGATCGCTGAAATATATGACCTACAATCGACAGCATACGACCGTTGGAACGCATCTCAGACCATCATTGACCTGCAGAACGAGGGCATGGAATGCAGTCCGTTCGGACAGGGATACGGCTCTATGGGAGCACCTACTAAAGAGTTTGAGAAGATGGTGCTGACCGAGAAGATTGAACACTTCGGAAATCCTGTCCTGCGTTGGATGATGGCATCCACAGTCGTCAAGACAGATCCTGCCGGAAATATCAAGCCGGACAAGGAAAAGTCATCTCAGAAGATCGACGGCATCGTAGCATCCATCATGGCTCTCGGAGAATGGATGACCGCACAAGCAGAAGAAGACAACAACCCTTATAATCAGAGAGGAATGCTCTCGCTTTGACCATGCCACAGAGAAAATGCACCAGCCTTGAAATAAAGCTCCGGATGGAGATAGAATCGGAACTATCTGCCATAGTTCCGCTCAGCGAGAAGGCACGCCACCTGCTCTATGATGACGGTTTCCTCTCATATTTCAATGCTATGAGAGACCTCTATCCGTCCGCTCATCTGGCATACGAGTCACTGGAGAGTTTCTATGAGACCATCTTCGGCAGACGCAGATATTCCGACTACGACTCCTTCCGTAATGTCCTTCAAAAGAAAACCAGAAAATCCAGACTGTAAACTCGGTTTACAAACGAATCCCCAAGCGAAAAGTATGTTTGCCACCGATAAACCATAAAAGGAAAAAACGGTGTCAAGACTTCTCAACATCATCTCTTCTATTCAGAACCTTGCTTCATCTCTCAGTCGTGGCGAGAAGCGTATGACATCTTCAGAGTTCGAGTCTGCCGTCAACCAGACGCTTCTCGCTGACACCGTTTCCGACAACACCAGAGCAGTCTTCGTCTCGGAGGAAAGTTCCCTTGCCATCTCTGCTGTATGGGCATGTGTAAGGATACTCTCCGAGACGGTAGGCACTCTGCCAATCCACCTCTACCAACGGACAAGCAATGGTCGTGAGAAAGCAAAAGGACATCCATGCAGCCAACTGCTGCAGAAGCCGAACTCCTATCTCACACGTTTCTCGCTGATGCATCACCTTATGATCTGCTGTACCCTATGGGGAAACGGATATGCAAGGATATATCGTGACAAATACTTCAGACCTGTCCGGCTGCGACTTCTGCATCCTACCGAAATAGAGCCGATCCTCACCTATGATGACGAACTCTTCTATCGTGATAAGACCGGACTATTCATCCCATGCTACGACATAATACATCTCAAGGGTGTATCCACTGACGGATACAAAGGGAAGAGTCCCATTGCCGTTCATCGTGACAACCTCTCTCTGTCCGTATCAGCACAGCGATACGGAGAAAAGTTCTTCAATCAAGGAGGTAACATGTCGGGAGTGTTCAAGTACCCAGCCACTCTCAAGCCGGAAGCGTACAAGAGGCTCAAGAATGACCTCATAGCACAAAGTACAGGACTTCATAACGCCCACACGCCTCTGTTGCTGGAAGGAGGTATGACCTACGAGAGAATCTCTATCCCTCCGGAGGATGCACAGTTCATAGCCACACGAAAATTCCAGAAGACTGAGATCGCCACCATCTACGGAGTGCCACCGCACATGATTGCAGATCTGGAAAGAGCCACGAACAACAACATCGAACATCAAGGTATGGAGTTCGTCCAATACTGCCTCCTGCCATATCTGGTGCGTCTTGAGGAAGAATTTAACCGCAAACTGCTGCGAGAAGATGAGTTCGAGGAGTTCTACTTCCTCTTCGGTCTGAACGGACTTCTGCGTGGTGATGCTAAGACCCGAAGCGAATATTACAAGAACATGAATCTCATCGGGGCTCTCAACGCCAACGAAATCCGGTCGCTCGAAGACATGAACTCATACGATGGCGGAGATACCTACTTCGTACAGGCAAACATGCAGACTATCGAAAAGGCGACAACCATATCAGCCCCAGAAGACAACGATAAAAATGACGAAAACAATGAGTAAGACCAGCAATCCAGAGATACGCTGCAGCGAAAGCGAACTGCGGACAGCACCGGAGGGACGCACCATCACCGGTTATGCAGCAAAATTCAACAAGTGGAGCGACCCCATCAGAGGATGGTTCAAGGAGAAGATTGACAGCAGGGCATTTGAAGGAACGGACATGAGCGATGTCATCATGTGCTTCAACCACAACATTGACAATATCCTTGCTCGTTCCAGCAGCAACACCCTCAAACTCACCGTGGACGAGATCGGACTGCGTTTCGAGTTCGAAGTTCCCAATACCTCTGCCGGAAACGATATGCTTGAACTTGTACGCAGGGGCGACATATCCAAATGCTCGTTCAAGTTCAGAGTGGATTCGGATGAATGGAAGTATGCCGATAAAGAGAACGGACTCGAATTCGATGAACGCACCATCCTGCATATTTCCAAACTGCACGATGTCTCCCTCGTGGTCTATCCTGCCTATACGGACACAGAAGCCAGCGTCCGTGAGCTGGAAGAACGCAAAGCCGAATACCTCAAACAACATAAGCATGAAGAAGATTCTATACAAGATCAGACAGGCGTGGAGGTGGACAAGGATCCACATTCTGCTGCCGACCGCAATCTGGATCAACAAGAGACTGGAAAAGTGGATTCAGAAAGTCGAAGACGAACAGTCGAACTCTTAAACCTTAAAAACCGATAATATTATGGGTAAACTGAAACAACTTAAAGAAAAGCGAGCTTCGGTCTTCAGTCAGATCGATGATCTTCGCAAAGCAGCTGACGGTCGCAGCATGACTGCAGAAGAGCAGCAGAGGTGGGACACCCTCATGACAGAGTACAACAATGCAGACAAGGCTGTCGAAGCCGAGGAACGTTTCCAGCAGATCCAGCAGAGACAGGCTGAACAGCAGGTCGAGGATCGTGGCAACACCAGCGATGAGCAGGCTGCTGCAGAACACCGACAGGCTTTTGCCGACTACCTCCTCAATGGAGTCAGCGGTATCTCCGCACAGAACAGAGCCATCATCGAAAGACGTGACGGCATTACCGGACTCGCTGGCGGTGTGATCATCCCAAGTACCATCGCCAACTCCATTGAAGTGGCACTCAAGAGTTATGGCGGTATGTTCGAAGCAGGAGAGATCATCACAACAGCCAATGGTGGCGACCTCATCCTTCCGACCATCAACGACACATCTTCCAAAGCAACCATTGTTGCGGAATATGACCAGTCCAGCAAGAAGGCTCCTTCATTCGGCAGCGTGACACTCAAGGCATACACCTACCGAACTCCTATCATTCCTGTATCGCAGGAACTTCTGCAGGACAGTGCATTCAACCTTGACGCACTTCTGAACGGTCTCCTTGCAGAGTCATTCGGAAGAGGTGTGAACGAAGACCTCACCATCGGAAACGGCACAGGCAAACCGAAAGGCATCGTCACCGCTGCAAAGGCTTGCGACACCAATGCTGCTGCAACAGCCATTTCTCTTGACAATATCATAGACCTCATCAAGAGCGTCAATTCGGCATACGCCAAGACAGGAAAGTTCATGTTCAACAGGAACACCCTCTGGGAACTTGCCAAGATCAAAGACCAGAACGGTCGCTACATCTGGCAGGAGGGAGCAAAGGACGGCACACCAGCGACCCTGTTCGGCAAGCAGTATATCCTCAATGATGATGTGGCAGACATCGGTGCTGGCAATGCGTCCGTCCTCTTTGGAGATCTCAGCAAGTACAAGATCCGCATGGTCAAGTCATTCAAGGTCATCCGACTCAACGAACTGCTGGCAGAATACCTCTCAATAGGTCTGTTCGGATTCGCACGAGTGGACGGTACGCTTCTCGATGCCGGAACTAACCCTATCAAGAAACTTGTTCACGCTAACGCATAATCGTCATGGAGTTACCAATATCAGTTGAGACGGCAAGAATGCACCTGCGTGTAGGCGATGATACTTCGATGGACGGCTTAATCGCCCAGTACCTAGAAATGGCAGTGGGCATAGCTTCCGATTATACCAATAGAGAGGTCGCATCGTACACAGAGGAGACGCTCCCACCTGCGATAAAGGCTGCTGTCCTGCTGATATTGGGAACTCTCTTTGACAATGAAAGCGATGCTCTCGTAGGACGCAGTGTCAGCCAGCTTCCACTTACAGCAGAGAAACTGCTGATGCCTTGGAGGATACACCCTTATTCTGATCCTAAAGAAGATGTTTGACAGATACATTGAAATATTCAAATACAAAGAGTCAAGAGATGACTACAACGACCGAACGCAGGAACTTGTACATGTAGCGACATGCTATGCACAAAAGACAGAAGCCGGAGGAAGAGAAAATCTCTATGCTGCACGTATCGTACATGAGAATGAGACAGTCTATACAATACGTCATCGTGAGGGGATCGCAGCCGGAATGGTCATCGACGACAATGACAACCTTCTGAAGATCATCTCTGTTCACGAGGAAGGTCGTAGGTGGAGGTTACATCTCAAAGCCGTAAGAAGCGATGCTCCGGATCAGTGTTGATGGCTACAAGGAAGCCAAAGCAATCCTTGATCAACTGCCGAACAACATGCAGAAGAAGATGCTTCTGGCTGCTCTCCGTTCTTCTGCAAGACCGATGCTCTCGTCAGCCCGCACAAAAGTTCCGATCCGTAGCGGTAAGCTCAAGAAGCAATTGAGGATCATTCGTTTCAAGGATAGGACTGCTCCCAAAAGTGAGGTTGATGTCGCTATAAAGCATGTTTTCTCCAAGAATAAAAACAAAGGGACAATCAACGAGTATTACGGAAAGTTCATCCACGAGGGAACTAAAAACCCTCGTACTCCACGAAAAGAAGGACGCATCCTTGCTTTCAAAGGAAAGGACGGACAGATGGTCTTCACAAGGGCAGTCAAAGGACTCATAGCTAAGCCTTATCTGGAGGAAGCATACACGGAAAATCACGAAAGGCTGGTTAAGGCATTCGGGGTTGAACTGGCAGCAGCGATCGAGAAATTCATAAACAAGAACTTCAAAAGATTATGACAGACTATCGCATTCAACTAATAAAAACAGTCGAAGACAGCGTTCCTGAACTTCGAGACAAGATTCAAGCTGGAGCAGTAGATGCTGGTACAGCAGCACCCTTTGCAACATTCTCCACTCCGGAGGAAAGACCAATACACACCAAAAGCGGTATAGCCGGATATGACATAGTCTTCGAGGTTACTGTCTACGATAAGAAGGTTTCCGGTGCAGAACAACTCCGTCACAAGATCTTGGCAGCTCTCGAAGGAAAGGAAATCGAAGGAAAACGATGTTGGTACAAGTCATACACTACTGACTACTATCCGGAGTACGACCTGCACTCGGCTGTACTTACATTCAAAATCATATAACCATTAACGCATAACATCATGGCAAACGAAAGAAAAGTCATACAGGGAGAGGACATAATCATCTCCATTGACGGCAAGCCGACCTTGCATGCAACTTCTCACTCGCTCAAGGTCGATCTAGAGCTTAAAGAACTCCGCACCAAAAACACCAATGGAAAAGAAAAGTGTGCCGGAGACATCAGCTGGTCAGCTGACGGAGATGGACTCGTAGTTATAGATCCGGAGATCACTGACCACTATACTGCAGAGGAAGTGCTGGATCTGGTACTCTCTAAGAAAGAGGTGGAAGTGATACTCAAAGCTCCGCTTCAAGGACTCTCAAAGAGCTACAAGGGCAAGGGATTCGTTACCTCGTTCTCGCTCTCTACCCCTGCTGGAGACAACTCCACATACAACTACTCAATAACCGGCAGCGGTGACCTTGCTGCTGTATCAAAGGCTTAACGACATGGCAGAAATCAAAATCAACGGAAAGACTTATCCGATCCATTTCGGATTACGTGCCATAAATGAGCATGCGAAGAACACAAAGTTCTCTTTCGAACAGATGACCACTTCCAATGATGCACTATCTGCTCTGGACGACATTGTGGGACTCATTCATACCGGACTTAACGAGGGTGCTCGTAAGGCTGGAAGCGACCAGAGATTCACAATCACTGAGGTCTGGGATATGTGCGAGGAAGATCCCAGAGCAATTCTTGTGGCTGCAGATGTGTTCCAACAGAGCATCAATGTTTGTATGGAGAAGCTCGGAGAGTCAGTCGAAAAAAACTGATCCAGCCCGACAGCCAGCATCAAACGCTCACCTATGAGAAGCTATACTCCATCGCTGTCGGGCAGATAGGAATTAGACCGTGCGACTTCGAAGATATGACCTTTGCCGAATACTGCTGGGCTGCATACGGGTGGAATCGAATGCAGATCCAGAAGCAAAGGCAAGAATGGGAAATCGGAAGATGGCAGACATGGATTCTGACAAGCATTCAGCTTGAAAAGAAAGACCGAAAGCCAATGAACGAGATGTTTCCTCTGCCTTGGGATAAGGACAATACTCCTATACCGTCTCCACAGTTAACGCTTGCACAGCGACGACAAAGAGCATTCAACATGCTAAACCAGAATGGATAATGAAATCGATACTCACTCTTGCCATAATCTTTATTGCGGTATCCTCCTGCTCACCGCTGCGGAAAGTGCAGCAGAATCAGCACAAGGAGTCCTTTGTGACTGACTCTCTGTTCACGCAGTTGGTGAAGGAGGAGGTATCCCGTTCTCTGCAGAATTTCAAGCAGGTCGAGGTTGAATTTTATCCTCCTCCTGACACGGTCATTTCAGTGCCAGAATCTTTCACACCTGTTGAAAAATCTTTCACCACCCCTGCTACAGTGCAGCCAGTCAAGCGAATTACGGTTACCAGCCTTTCAACCAAGACTGAGAATCTTTCAAACACCGACAGTACGGCAATACTCATCCATGACGAATTTATTGAAGAAGATACCAAGACCAAGACGAGCGAGAAGCCCTCCGAAGGACTGCAATGGTTTCGATATGGAGTCATCCTATTGGGGATGATTCTGGTTGGAATACTCATCATTAAAATAAGAATCTGAAATGTCTAAACTCAAAACACCCATATCCTATTACGGAGGGAAGCAGACCATGCTCAAGCACATCCTCCCTCTGATCCCAGACCATAAACTCTACACTGAAGCCTTCTGTGGCGGATGTGCAGTCCTCTTTGCTAAAGTACCTGCCGAATGTGAGGTCATTAACGATGTCAATACCGAACTGGTAAACTTTTACCGGATTGCAAAGACGGAATATCCGGCTCTCAAGAAGGAGATTGAGACCACTCTCCATAGCAGGGAAATCCATGCACATGCCAAGCACATAAACCAGCACCCGTCATTCTTCACTCCTATTCAGAGGGCATGGGCTCTGTGGGTATGCTCTAAGCTCGGCTTTGCCTCAATGTTGGACGGAACATTCGGTTACGACCGAAACGGCACAACCACACTGAAAATGAAGAACGCCAAGGATGCATTTACGCAGGAACTCTGCGACAGGCTCTCAAATGTGACAGTCGAATGCGAAAACGGCATCAACCTCATACGCAGGTATGACTGCGAAGAAGCCTTCCACTTCGTTGATCCGCCTTATGTCGGCTCGGACTGCGGACACTACAACGGCACATTCAATGAAGAGGATTTCAGCAAACTTCTGCAGACGCTCTCCGAGGTCAAGGGTAAGTTTATGCTTACCATGTTCCCTCATCCGAAGATCGAAGCATATGTGGATTCACATGGCTGGAAAATCCACCGTATCGAACGCACTATCACCGCATCCAAGAGCTCACGCAGACGACAGGAAGAGTGGATCGTTACAAACTACTGACCATGAAAAGAGAACCTAAGACCTATGACAATCCTGCATATATCGCTTCCTGTTCCTTTGGAAAGGACAGCATCGCCAGCATTCTGCTGGCTCTTGAAAACAATGAACCATTAGACCGTGCCGTATTTTCTGAAGTCATGTTCGACCATACTAGAAATATAAGTGGAGAACATCCGGAACACATTGAGTGGATCTATAAGAGTGCCATCCCTAAATTGGAAAGTCTCGGAGTCAAGGTTGATGTCGTCCGTTCAGAGAAAGACTACTTGACTCTCTTTCACACCGTCATAAAATCTGGGAAACATGTCGGAACACTCCGAGGATGGGTTATGGGAGGAAAGTGTGTAGCCAACAGGGATCTCAAGATACAACCCATCCACCGCTATTATGGACAATTCCGGAAACAAGGTATCGTCCAATATGTCGGGATAGCCATTGATGAACCGAGAAGACTTGCGAGAATGAAGAACAAACGAGCATTCAAGCAAGTCAGTCTTTTGAAAAAGTATGGTTATACTGAAGAAATGGCTCTCAAAAAATGTATTGAATATGACCTTCTGTCGCCAATATACGAGAGTTCCCACCGAGGCGGTTGCTGGTTCTGCCCCAATTGCAGGATTCCTGTCTTTGCAAAATTTCGCAAGGATTACCCTCATCTGTGGCATGAACTGCAACTTCTTGACAAGGTAGAGAACAAATGTTCGGACAACTTCAAATACACAAGAGGTTTCAAGGAAGTGGAGAGACTTATGGATGAATATGACAATACTCTGTCCTTGTTTTAGAGACACGCTAAATACTTGAATATAAGTGCATTATTCTATGCAGATAAAGTCGAATTAACTTGCGTGTTCCAAATAATGTAGCGTACTTAGCACTACAACAAAAAGCAAGATAAACCCTTAAAACTGAATAGATTATGACACGCAAAGAGACCCTTTTGAAAGAAGTCTACGCCCTCCGCAACCTTATCGCAGAAGTGAAGGGAAAGGAGCAGGAAGACCTTGAGGCAC